ATTGATGCTGCTAATATTGCATCTAATGCTTGGATTACTTCTAAGGGTATGAATGATGCTGTAGAAGCTCCTCCTTCTATGCAAAATGCTGCTCTAAATAATGTAGTAGACCAAGTATATGCTAATGCTGGCTTACCTACTACAGGTAATCATCAAAATAATCTAAATGGTTCTGTACCCGGATAGGAGATAGTTACTATGGCTCATTACGATGTTTTTGCTTTTGCTACAGCAGTAACAGGTATTGATATGTCCACACATCAATATACTTCGTGGACAGGTACTATGGCTACTAATTGGGTAGCTTTAAGTAATGAGACCTATTTTAGTAAATATTTCCAACAAGCCTTATTTCAAGGCATGTCTTTTAGATTAAAAACAGGTGTTAGGTGGGCAGTAAATTCAGGCTATGCAAATGCTATTGGTTTCTCTGCTGATACCAGTAATGCTTATGCTGGTTCTAAATTAGATATAGGTAAGGCTATACAGTCTTACTTAAATAACCTTACTGGTTCACCTAAAGCAGTTATACATAATTATCAAGTAACCATTAATTCCTTACAAGTAGCTTTAGATGGTTACTTATTTGGAGCATATCATGAGCTGTATTCTAGTAATACTTACACTCAGCATTTTGATGAAAATACCGGTGTAATAACAGTTACTTTTAGTAATAAAGAAAAACTTACCTTGAATACTACTAAACAAGTAATATCTCAAGGTAGGTTTATTTATTTATTAGATAACCCTAAATATAAATATAACGAGAAAACAGGAGAAAGTAATGGAGAAGATAAGTATAAATTAGAATACTATGTATATGACAAGATAGCTTTATATACTCTTACTACTTATCCTACTAAAGAAAATGAGGATGGTGAACAAGTTCCAGATACTGATGCAGAACCTTTAGGTGTATTTAACTATGCTTATAATTTAGGAGCAGGAGTTAAAACACCAGATGGTTATAAACAGATTCAAGTTAATAGTCCTGCCTCTATTACTGTACTTAATATTAACTATTCAGTAGCAGATGATGAGGACAATATTACCTACAGAAATATTAGTTATCCTCTTAATGGTTCTAATGAAGATTTAGATAATATTGTAGCTGTATGGGCTAAATCACAGCTTACATTTAATATGATACCTGTTCCTTGGATTCCATTTAAACAAGGCTTGTATTATATAGATAAGAACTCTAATACATATACTAAATGTTGTCAGTATGTAAAACGTTTATTTGGTAAACCTTTATATCCTGAGTTATATAAGAATGTATCTGATACACCAAATCAAATTGAAATGGCTAATGCTTATATGATGTTTGGTGTTAATCTAAATACAAAGACCCAAGCAGGTAAAAAGTACTTATATATCTTATTTAAGAATATCTACCAACACTTTTTAACAGCTAGAGGATTAACCTCAGAAGATATAGTAAATCAATGGTATACAGCTAAAGGAGAGCCTACTTGGTATGCTCCATTTGGTTCTACATTTAAGAGTAATAAACTATTTCAATTAAATGGTTATATCTCTTGGTATACCAATAATGGTACTACTGCTAGAGGTATAGTATGGGTAGGTATGGTATCCCTATCTAAAAAAGGTGTAGCTCAAGCTGGAGCCAAGAAAGGACAATACTTTGTAGTACCTTCAGGTATAGAAGATGCACCTTCTATTTTAGAAGATGAATCTATACCTGAAGATGAAGATACACCTCCTCATAAATATTCAGCTACATGCCCCGGAGTAGCATTTAGATACCAAGATACTAATGAGACATACCAAGAAATACTTGTATTAGGTTTAGCTTTATATAACCCAGTAGGTCATTATGGTATGGGTAATACATGGTCTACTATTGAAGCTACTTTAGCTAATACAGCTAATAGTTTTAATTATGCTATGCAACATCCTAAAGTAATTAAAGAAACAGATACCTCTCATGGAGCTGATAAGATTATAGAATACCAACATTACTATGACCCTATGGTTATTCAAACTATGGCTGCTGGTGGTTATATCTATGATAATGCTGGTTCTGTTTACTATGGTCATCAGAATGTTTATCAAGGTGTAGTATTAAACTTTCAGACTGTTAATAATGTATCTATAGAATATAAAGCAGAAATAGCAGATGATGATTCAGGTTTTATTATTCCATTTGATTTAACAATGATGCAGAACTTTCCTATGAGTGACTTAAATGATTTAATCACTAGAGGAACTTTTTTAATATCTGAATCATATCACTTTGAACAACCTCATTATAAAGGTTGGAAAAAGTGGATTGCTATTGTTGTATGGATTGTAGTTATTATTATCTTTATTGTTGTTACTATCTGTTCCTTTGGTTCTGCTTCAGGTCCATATGCTAACTCAGTTTTCCCTGCAGTTGCTGCCTTTGTTGGTGGTGGTGTAGTAGGTATGGTTGTTACAGCTGCCTTAAAATTAGTAGTAGCAGTAGTAATTGCTATGGTAGTTAAAGCTATAGCTAAAGCTGTATTTGGTAATACCTTTATTGGACAAGTATTCCAAATAGTTATTACTGTAGTAGTTTGTTACTACTGTGGTTTCTTTAATGGTATGGAAGCATGGCAAGCAGGAGCAGAAATAGCTTCTACTGCTATGAATCAATTAGCTGATTATTTTAATCAGCAAAATAAAGCCTTAACTGCTGAAACCAATGCTTTTAATTCTATGGCAGAAATAAATCATGATTATTATAATAAGAAAATGAAAGATTTAAGTTCCATGTATCAAGATTTATATGGACAAACTTCTAACATTGATATTAAAAACTTAGTACAGACTATCACCTCAAGACAAACTAACCCAATCTACGATGGTATTGTTAATGGTTCTAAATGGAATAATACCTTACTAAGTTATACAGACGACTCTACTGAAATCCTTACCTCAGAACTTCTTAACTTAGATAAATATATAGATACGGATTTATTAGTAGATTTAGCAACAACTAATTCATAGGTGATTTATGTTTTATAACAGTTTAACAGATAATTCTTTAGTTAGTGGTATATCTGATTTAAGTAATTGGATAGGAGGCAGTCTATTTGGTACTGCTCCTGCCACTACAGATATAAATAATTATATGACAGGACCTTTTACAGGAGGTACTTCATATAATGAAGCTATTAATAATGGCTTTGGTAAACCTAACGCTGCTCCTATAGCTGGTAACTGGAATAGTCAGAACTGGGGTGGTATTAGTAATACTACTGATGGCTTAGGTTTAAATACAGGAACCTTTAAAACAGGTCTAGATTTAGTACAGGGTATTGGTTCATTATTTGGTGCTTGGAACCAGAATAAATTAGCTAAGCAAGCATTAAATCAAGCTAAAAATCAGTTCTATTATAATATGGCACAAGATGCTAAGAACTTTAATGCTGCTGCTAAGACATATAATAATGACTTGGCTCAAAAGTATGAGACAGCTGCTGTACAGAATACAGGCAATAGTCATGCTTATGACAATAAGATTGCTGATAGACGTGTTACAGGCTAGGAGGTAATATGGCGGGATTTTTACCTATGTGGTCACCTATACATTCTAATATAGGTGATGGTTCTAATTTATGGGATACAGCTATACAGAATCAAGCTAGAGCATCAAATTTGCTTAATACTGCTATAGATACTATTAGAACCAATCAACAAAATAGTGCTAATGCAGCCTTATTACAGGCTTATCAGAAGGCTTTAGCTAATGGTGCTACACCTGATGAAGCTAGAGCTAGTGCAGCAGCTGTTGCTAATCCTTTTGTTACTGCTGATACTTTAAGTAACATGTTTCAAAATTCTAGATATGATACATACTCTAATACTCAGAAAGCACAAGAAGATAGAGCAGCTAAGGATTGGCAAGGTCAGAATGAAGCAGCAAAACAGTCTAACTTAGTTAATACTATGTATCTAAAGAGGGATAAACAAGGTTATAACCAATCTTTAGATAATGCTAATGCTGTACTATCTGATATAGCTTTAAAGTATTTTAAAGCTCCTGACTTAAATAAGACTTTATTAGATGAAGATAATACTAGATTGAATATGGCTAATACTCGTCAAGGTATGGCTGAAAGAGCTCAGAGAATGAAGTTAGCACAAGAAGCTTTAACAGGGTCTGATTTAATAGCTGAAACTAGAGCCGCTATGGCAGATAGTGGTGAAGACCCTAGGTCTTCTACTTATGGTGCTATATTTAAAGATACTTTAAATAAAATAGCTGCTGCTAAAGGTATTAAAAATCCTAGTCTTTATGTTGCTAAACTTGCTCCTGAATATTTGCCTTATATTACACAGGGTAATATTTATGATAAAGGTAAAAACTTAGAACCATATGCAGATATATCTGTTAATACTGAAAATAAATCCTTAGATAATGCTACTAATTTTACAGATAATGGTTCAGAAGACCTTTCTCTTGCTCGTGGTATGGCAAAAGGAGGAGCTGTTCTTAGTGCTGCTAGAGCACAGACTATTAGACAAGCCCTTAAACAGAGTGGAGCTGTTTTAACTAAAGAAGGTGAAGCTAAGCTTGCTAATTTATCTAAAAATCCTAAAGCTACTGCTCAAGATTTTAATGATTTTTTAAATCAATCATTAAATGATACTATTCGTACTACTGTTAAATCTTCAGATACAACAGCAGGTGCTGCTGGTTTATTTGGCATGATAAAACGAAGCATAACCGGTGAACCAGAACCAGTTGATAAAGGAAGCTTACTTAAATTTATTAAATTTACTGATTCTGGTTCTGGTATTGAAAGTACAGCTAAAACAGAAGCTGAACAAAATGTTGTTAATGATTTTATGGGTGGTATTAATGCTGCTAAAGACCAATATAATCAAAGGGTTAATGATAGTACATTCTTACAGAATAATAATAATTTAGCAAAAAAAGTAGCATTTAATATAGACCCTACTGCTTTAACTCCAGCAGATAGTACTTTTATACGTGCTCAAGTTGATGCTGCTGATACTGTATATCAAAATCAAATAGATGCTATAGTTAAAAACTATGATAGTGTATTAGCTAAGGTAGGTAATGCTAAAGATAACTTTGACCCTTTAAAATCTGCTTTAAATGCCTCTGCTAAAGATTATGGTCAGTCAGAAGAACAGTTAGCTAAACAATTAGGTTATAATGATAATATACCTAAATTTAGAGAAAAGTACACAGCTGCTCTTAACAAAGCTAAAGAATTAGGTGCTACTGATGCTGCAGCTCGTATAGCTATTCAAATGTTAATAGATGGTGGTAAGTTTAAGAGTAAGACTTTTACACCAGATTGGTGGGATTCTGATTTTACAGATGCTGTAAAAGTTGCAATGGATACGGAAGCTAAAGCTCCGGGTATACTAACTAGATTAAGTACTTTAGGTACTATGCGTAAACGTAATGAATTATTACGTAAAATATTTAATGCTAAGGCAGCTAATAATAAAACAGAGGTTCAAAAGCTGCAACAACAGCTACAATGGACTTATTCTAAAGAAGTTCCTTTAATATCTTCTCCTCAATCTACAAGTAATTAATTTTACTCTTAATAAAACAATGGTAGTATATGCAGTAGTATGTACTACCATTTTTATTATGAGGATACTATGGCTTCTTTTGATAATTTAGTAAATTCCCTTTCTAATAACCCTTCTAATTCTATAACCCCTACTCCTGTACAAGGACCTTTAATTAGTGATTTAGCTAGAGCACAAATAGCTAATGCTAATTCAAATACTCAGCAAGCTATTGATGCTGTACAACAAGCACAAAACATGCAACGTTATATTGGTATGGATAACCATGTACAGGATTATGCACTTAATGGTATAGCAGCTGCTGCTGATGCTGTTGGTTCATTAGGAGCATTAGGAGGTGAAGCTGGTGAACGAGCAGCTGATGCTACTCTAGGTAATGTAGCACGAGGATTAAGAAGTTTAACTTCTTCTGATAGTCAGCATAGACAAGAATTAAAAGCTAATACAGGAGCATGGTTACAAGCTAAGAGCCAAGCTCAGTATCAAAATGATTTAGCTAATGGTAAGTCTCAAACTGAGGCTTCATTGGCTAAAATTGGTAGAGATGCTGTTAATTTCTTTAACAGTAATGATTTAGGTATGGTTACAGCTGAATCTGCTGGTTCTTTAGTTGGTTCATTTATAGGTGGTGGTTTATTAGGTAAAGCTGCCTCTTTAGGTGCTAAAGGTATTATGGCTGCTAATGCAGCTAAAACTATTGCAGGTAAAGCAGCCGCTTATGAAAAAACTATAGCTGAATTATCACAAGTTAGAGCAGAAGCTCAAGCTGCTGCTCAAGCAGGTAAAATTAGCATGGATGAAGCTACTGCTACTATACAAAAGATAGATGCAGATGTAGCTAAACTAAGTGCTCAAAAAGAAGGTATCCTAGCTGACCAAGCAGCTCTAGCAGAACAGCAACAAGCTGTTATGCAAGCACAAGACTTAAATAAAGCTAGACAGGGTTATATAGAGAACCAAGTAGATAATGAAGCTTTATCTATACCTTCTAAAGAAGTATTAGATACAGAGGCTAAAACACTTAATAATAACTTTGATAGATTAGTTAATTATAAAGATACTAACAATAAAGTACTGGCTGATACAAATTATAATATTACTACTACAGCTAGCCAAAAACCTGTACAAGAAGCTAAGTATAATACAGCTCAAAAACAGTATGCAGAAGCAGTAACCAAAGCAAATGAAGCAGAAGGTAAATTAACTAAAACAGAATCTGATTTTGATAGATTTAAACAAAATATACCTGAAATAGAAGCTAAGCTTAATAAACAGATAGAGGCTAAAGCTAATAAAGTAGGTGAAGAAGTAGGTGGTGTAGGTATTAATTTTGCCTATGGTGCTGATGCAGGTGCTGATTCTGTTAAAAATATGCACTTAGAAAATCTAAGTGAAGCTGACCTACAAAACTCTAAAGAGTATAAAGCTAAAAAACAAGAATACTTAAATAAGGGTTTATCTCCTGAAGATGCTAGTGCTAAAGCTATAGCTGATATTCGTGATTCTATAGAACGTACTACTCGTTTAGGTGTAGGTGCTTGGGAAGCTGCTATATCTAAGATTATGGGTACTGCTAAGTTAGAAGGTAAAGGTATTCAAGGATTACTTAGAACTAAGCCTACACGTATGGCTGCTGATACCTTTAAAGAGACTGCTGAAGAAATCGGTCAAGGTATTGGTGAAACTGTTGGTGGTAATATATCTGAGAAGCGTATAGATAATGATAAAGATTTAACAGAAGGTTTAGGTGAGTCTATTGCTGAAAATGCCTTTGGTATTCCTGCAGGTATGGCTGCTACTAAGACAGGTGCTCTTGCTACTAAAGCAGCTTTAGGAACTGCTAAATTAGGTACAGCAGCAGGTGCTACAGCAGGTATATTAGCTTCTAATGCTATTAAAGAGCATGGTTCTGAAAAAGCAATTAAACAGGTTATAGAACCAACAGGAGATATTAAGAAGGATACTAAAGCTTTTGATAAATTAAAGCCTGAAGTACAGAATATTATTCAAAGAGATGCTGAATTAGATAAGACCTTTATTAATAATCCAGATGTATCTTTTAGTCCTGAATTTAAAGAACAACTTACAAATCCTAATGTTAAGAGTGTTCATCAGCAAATTCATATAATGCATGATGCTGCTAAAAAAGAAGCAGATATTTTAAATAGTAAGGATAGTACAAAAGAAGCTAAAGATGCTGCCTATGATAAGCTAACAGAGATTATAGGTAGCTTAGGAGGTATTACTAATAATCTTAATGATAAGATTGTTAAATCTAATCTATCTTCTAATGAAAAAGCATTATTACAGTATTCTTTTAATAAAAAAGCTAGAGAGTTAATTGATAATTCCCCTGAATATAGAAATAGATTATTAAAAGATATCAATAATGAAAACAATTCTGAAGAAGATAAGCAAAATCTTTTAAAATCTTATGCTTTAGTAGATTTAGTTATTGATTCAAATATTCAAAATAAACTTAAGAATAATGAAGATATAACCAATGAAATAAATACCTTACAGAAAGTAGTAACAGATTTAGATGATACCCCTTCATTTGCACATGACCCTAGAGTACAGGCTATTAATGATAAGTTACAAGCTTATAGACAATTTAATGCTGTATTACAGAACCAAGTAAATAATATTGAACATTGGGTTAATACTAATAAATCTTACTATAAGGACTATGCACAAGCTTCTAATACAGAGCAAAAAACATTATTAAGTAAGATGCTTAATGATGGTAAAGATATGTTTGGTAATGAACAGTTATCTTTAAAAGGTTACTTTGTTAAAGCTATGCAGATTATGTCTTCTAATGCTGAAGATGCTGATAAAGCAGCTTCTCTACAAAAGCATTTAGCTGATTTACATCATTATATTAATTCACAAGATGCTAAAGTATTAGGCATGGAAGAAGCTTCTAAAGCATATGAACAAACTAAAGTACAACAACCTGTATTTATTAATGGTAAGAAATCATCTAACTATTTTGATGGTCATTCATATGGATTTTTAGCTAAATTAAAAGCTGAAAATGACTTAATGAAGTCATCTTATAATATTTTATCAGGTGCTGTTAAATATATGCTACCTGAGGATTCAGTAAAACCTTTACAAACTACTGGTTCAGCTGAACAGTCTGTAGTTCAACAATCACAGCAACCTACTAATACCACTACTGTTACTAATAATAAACCACAACAGCAGTATGTTAATAATTCAAAAGTTGTATCAGGTATGTCTGCTGAAAATAAACAGGCTATACAAGAAAATACCCAAGTAACTCCTACTAGAGCTAGAACAGGAGCAACAACCTATAAGCATCCTGTTACTGCTTTTAAACCTGTTAAAGTATATCTAAATAATAGAGAAATTGTTTTAAATCCTCATACTGAATGGACTTCTAAAAACTCTACAGGTTTTAAAACAGGTTTACAAGCTTATAAAGTAATGACACATTTAATGTCTGCTTTAGCAGACCCAACAGAAGCTAATTATGAAGCTTTAGGTAATGCTATAACTGAAAAACAGATTATTTTTAAATTATCTGATTTATTTCAAATAAACCCTAAGAAAACACTGTCAAAAGTGTTATTGGTTCCTAGAGACATTTCAACTAATGTTGCTAAGATGAGTGAAGCAGATGCTAAACAACAAAATATATTAGTAGGTCAAACTGCTGCTTCATTAATGCGCTCTTTATTGTCTCCTTCTAATGTATCTAATTGGAACTCTTCTACAGAAGCAAAGCAAAAACTTCGTAATTCTTTAGGTGTTAAAGGTCCAAACTTTAATTATTCTGTAATAGGATATCAAAACCTAGATAACATTACAGGTAAAGTTAATAATCAACTAGGTGCTTCATTAGGACAAGAAATGATGCACATTGGTTCTGATTTGAGTCTTGCAGGAGGAACCTTACATACCACTACAGTTTCAGGTATAGCAAAAAATGCAGCAATAGGAGCTGCATCTACAGCAAAGTTTAGAGATAAAACCTCTAAATCTTCTAGAATAATGAACCCTACTTATTTATTACCTAAAAATCGAAAAGCATCTAAAGAAGAGTTTAAGCAAAAAGCTAATGATAGGTATTCAGTATTAGGTACAGGTTTTAAAGATGAACCAATGAATTTAGTTATTGCTATGGTTCCTAATAGCTCTAAAGGTATAAATGGACCTATAGCACAAACTATAAATGCTGTACAGTATCAGAATCAAAATAATCCTAAAGCATTAACTCATGTTGTTAATTTATATAATCATCCTGAATTATTCCATTTAGCAGGTGATGATTTTTATAATAAATTAGCTGAAATAGTATCAGCACAGCAAACAGCACAAGATGTAGCTAATGAATTTAATAATTCTCTAAGTCATTCAGAATTTATAAATAGGTATTATTCTACTAATACTCAAAATAGAGTACAGCAAGAACAAAAACCTGTTGATAAGCCTGTTAATAAACCAGTTGAATCTAAACCGGTACAACAAGTACAGCAGAATCAACAACCTCAAGAAGTACCTGCTAATAATATTAATAATGTAAGTCCTGCTGAAACTTTTGTTTCTCCTATAGATACTTTAAATAATCTAATAAATACATATAGGAATCAAACAAAAGAGGACTTTGCTAAATTACCTTTAACTAAAGTAGCTAGAATACTAAGAGCATTAAGTGTTGCTGAACGTAACTACCCTGCTAATACTGCTTTCCCTACAGAAGAGTTTGAATCAATATTGGTTCCATTATTAAATGTTTATTTTAGTAAGATGGATAGAACCACTACTAAAATTGAATCTATAAAAGATTTAAAAGATAAAGCAGTTAAACATGCTTTAGATATGTATCAGCAAGGTTTACCTATTCCTGATTATATGCTAGAGCTTATTAATCATTTTGCTCCATTAGAACTTCAATATAACAATGAAATAGTAGAACAATCTCAAGAAGATGATGAAAGTTCTGCTGGTCAAACTTCTATTCCAGAATTATCTGAAGAGGTTAAAAAAGCTAAAGAAGAGCAATTAAAGGTTTTTGTAGATTCTGAAGGTAAACCTAAAGAATTAGACTCTATACAATTAACAGATGAATTAGATAATTTATTAAATGATTCAAAATTATCTGAAGAAGAATTAGTATTTAAAATTAATACACAATTAAAAGGTAGAGTTACTATACTACGAACTGTAGATACTAATATGAATAGTATTAAACCTGTAAAACAGGATACTAATCATGTATTAGATAAAATTAAGAACCAAGCAGTTAAAATTACTGATTCATTATTAGCTAAAGCTAATGACTTAATGCAGGATTCAGGTACTGCTTATGATTTCTTAAAGAGTCCATTGGCTCCTTATTTCAGATTAACTTCATTACATACAGTAGAATGGGCTAAAGATATTAATGGTAAGTCTATTGAATCAGCTCTTCAATTAGCATATGTATATGCAATGCTATCTGCAGGTACAAGAACTTATAGTTCTTTACGTTCTTTATATAAAGAAGGAAATGATAATTTTGCAGACCTTAGAGTTAATGCTGATGATGAAGATTTAGCTGTTATATTAGATGATGATAAAAATTATGAACATAATTTCATTACATCTAATAATTTAAACCAAGCAATGTCTTCAGCTATTAAAGCCTTTATTCCTGCTTTATATAATAATAATGTTCCTGAATCTTTTGCTTATGGTGCATCTAACTCTTTAGCTGCTTCTTTAGTATCCTCTTCTGTTACAAATCCAGCATCATCTAAGCAAGCTAGACCTGCTACTTTAGATGAGTTTAAATTAAATACCTTTACAGGTAATCAAGGTAATTATGTAGTACAGGCAGGATACATAAATGTAGATATAATAGATAATACTAATACTGAAACTAAGTCTCGTTTCTTTAATATGCCACATAACACTAAGATGTATTTAGATACTGTTAATGATATTAATAAAGCATTATTAAAGAATGGTTCAGATATTTTTGATTCAGTGGTTCTAACAGATGAAGAAGCTTCTCAAATAGATGATGCTCCTTTAAGTGGTCACTTAAACCATCATACAGAAGCACCTTTAACTTCTTTACAGCAGAAAGCTATTAAAGCAGATAGAATACAAAAGCATACTGTTACTACATTTGGTAAGTTAGTTTCTATCCTTAATCCTCAAACATATATAAATGCTTGTTTATTAGCTATTGATAAAGCAGATTATTCTAATAAGCATGTAACTGATTCTATTAAATCTAAAAAAGAAGCATTATTAAGAGGTGTTGCTTATATTAAGACTAGGAACCAACAATTAGATAGTAAGGATAAAGGTCTTTATTATAATCATGAAATGACCTCTGTATCACGTATGAACTCTAGTGATTATATGTCTCCTAGAAATAATAAAGAAGTACGTGAATCTTTATCTCCTATTAGTTATAAAGTACCTACAGAAACAACTAGACGTAATCTTTGGTTCCGTATGGTTTTACAAGGTTTAGGTGTTAAAGTACAAAACTTTAATGATTCTCAAGTATTAACTAAATTACAACAATTAGATAAATTATTTGATTCTAATCCTATCTTTAAAGAGTATGCTCAATTAAATGAGAAGTTATTAACTAAAGATGGTTTAACAGATAAAGAAGCTTTAAGATTAAATGAGTTATTTACTGAAGTAAATAATGCTCTAGATGAATTATATGGTGAAGATGCTCATACATCTTTAGGTATCCATGCTTATACAGATTATTTTAGATTTAAGATAAATCCAAATATTACATCTTCTTTATATGGTGAAGCTGATGGTATTACTAATGGTATCTTCTTCTCTAAGATTATGGATGGTTCTTTAGCATTTATAATGCAAGATAGTTTTGATATCAACACAGCATTAATAGAAATAGATAATCTAGCTCGTGTAGGATTCTTTATAGGTATATCATCAAGCTCTTTCTATAAAGATGCAGTACAAAAGATTAATGATAAATTAATCCAAGCAGATGGTAAGGTTGAAGATACTTATACTAAAGTTGCTAATGACTATAGTAAAAGTTTAAATGGTAATAATGGTTTACTATCAAAAGAAGGTATTATTGACAATCTTTATTTATCAGATGAGGATGCTCATTCTACTTTACCTGAACAGTTGGCTACAGCCTTAAAAGCTCTATTACCTTATATTGGAGTACCTCTTAAAAACAGTTTATATGAAGCTTCACGTAGTTTTGCTAAAAAGCCTGTAACTAAAGCTAATTATCAAGCTCAAGAGCGTTCTATAGCTGTAGAGTTATCTAGATTATTAGCTGCTGTTATGGAACAAAAGTTACAAGGTTATCCTATTAAAAATAGAAAAGAACCAATATCTTGGTTCGATTATGCTAAGTATGGTACTAAAGCAAGTTCACTTGAATTTGTTGAAGAATCTGATAGAGAGAATTATATACAAGACTGTGCTTTATATAATGCTGTTAAAACATTATCAGCTCTTAAAGTAGGCTACAGAAAAAAAGATGGTGAATTAGTACCAAGTACTTTTAAACCTAAACGTTTTAACTTTAAGTATAAAAATAGCAATGGATATGAAATTAAAAATGTTAATAATATAAATGTATTTGATGACTTATTTACTCAAACATATACCTTTACAGATAAAGCTACCGGTAAAACAAAAACAGTAACTAACTATCCATTTATTGATGCTCTAAAAGCCGGTTTAGTTGTTCAGTTAAAATCAGTAATTGATACTAATTTAGGTGACTCTGTACAAGATAGTACAGGTAAGATGTCTTTAGCATCTAATTATATTTGTTCAGTTTTCAAATCTATGTTAGCTAAAAAATTAGCTGATGCTATTTCTGAAGTATTAACTAAACAAGGTGTTACTGTACCTGACCCTATTAAATATAAAGATGTTGAAAGTATTAATGTACCTGATTTAGATGCTACTTTAGTTGATTTAACAGCAAGAGCTAGAGATTTATTACCTCGTAAAGCTTATAAACAAATACTACAAGATGTAATTAAACAGTCTAATGCTATTGTTTACAATAAATCAGGAACCAAAGTATTTAACTATAAACAAAGCATAAATACTAATGTACATAGTGATACTGACTATGTAATCAATACCTCTAAGAGTGCTTCTACTCACTATGCTGACCCAGTAAAGAGCTTTGATAATCCGGGTGTAGCAGTAGCTCCTACTTCTACTATTTCTATTGGTGATGGTGAAACCATGAATAGATTTATTGTAGAAGTCTTAAAACCTTTAGGAATTAGCTATAATGATGTATTTGATGGTTTAAACATGGACCCAGATAATCATGTACTAGTTGGTTCTGAATTAAATAAAATAGCTGCTGAACA